GATAAATATTTTTTTATTTTGTATGAAATTTTTGATAATTTTCATAAAAATGAGTGTATGTTAAAAATAGAAAAATATTTTTAAATTATATATTTAACATTTATTTTGTTAAATTTATATTTATTAATAATTAATGTATTATTAATAAATAATCCAATCCTTTAGTCGTGAATTTAAAAATTGAAATAATTAAGGTTTATATTCGCCTAATAATTTAAATTTTTACCGTAGCCATTTTGGCTCAAGCAGTTTAGCAGGTGCCCTGGCGTCCTGTGACCTTTGCAATCCCCGCATTCTGCGTCTGCTGTAGTAGCAGCTTGGAGTATGGAGTGCTTTCACGGCTTTTCATGCTTTGGCGCCGCACACAGCCAATCGCCAGCAGTAGGCAAGTCTTCACAGGCTCGCCCACGCCACTCGCCGATGGTCATGGGTCTCCATGTGCCCACACCAGCTCTCGTGCAGATGTCCACACAGACCTCATCTGCTTCTCAGGGCGAGTCCTTGATGAAGGAGAACCAGAGGCTGCAGGAGCTTGTTGACGATTTGAAGTCCAAGCTTGAGATCTCTGACCGCGAGTTGATGGGTGCAAAGGCCCGTGAGTCCATGCTCTTGGCGACCCAGTCTGAATTCGAGAAGACCAAGACTGAGCTTGGCGAAGCTGTCGAGAACTTCTTCGCACAAGTCGAAGAGAAAACCTTGGCAGTCAAAGAGCTCGCTACCCAGCGCGATGGCCTTGAAGTCCAACGGGTCTACCTTCTCGCCGACTTGGAAAGCACAAGTCAGCACTTGACAGAGGCCAAAGAGGAGATAGAGGTACTGAAAGGGCAGGTTGACACTCTGGAAACCAGTCTCAGGAGCTGTGAACAGCTTTTGGAGATTAGGTCCGATGAGTACACTGCCTTGAACCAGGTTGATTTCTGGAAAAGCCGCGTCGTTGAGAAGGACTTTGAAATCCAGGACCTCGAGTGTGAGTGTGATCGGCTGCGCGCCGAGCAATCACGTCTCAAGGCCCGGTTGGTCACTGCCAAGAGGAATGCTGCGAGCGCTCAACGCAAGGCGACCCAGTATGGTGCAGGCCTGCGTTACGCACAGCACATGGCAAACCAGTTTTCAGCGGACCTGAGTGAGACTCAGAATGAAACGAACCGTATTTGTGCGGAGCTCGCTGAGACTCAACAGGAGGCGGCACAACTCGGTGTAGATCTGTCACAGGCCCAACAGAGTATGAACCATCTCGGTGAGGCTCTGGCCGAGACTCGCCAGGAGGCGGACCGGCTTGCTTCGGCCCTGGACGAGTCACAACAGGAGGTGAACCGGCTTGCATTGGTTCTGGGTGAGTCTCAACAGGAGGTGAGCCGCCTTGCATCGGTCCTAGATGAGACTCAATATGAGGCGGCCCGGCTTGATTCGGCCCTGGATGAGACACACCATGAGGTGCATCGGCTTGCTTTGGCCCTGGACGAGTCTCAACAGGAGGTGAACCGCCTTGCTTTGGCCTTGGATGAGTCTCGCCAGGAGGTGACCCGGCTTGATGTTGACCTGGACGATGCTGAACAGGAGGCGGACCAGCTTGATTCAGCCCTGGACGAGTCTCAACAGGAGACGAGCCGACTGGTTTTGGCCCTGGATGAGGCTCACCAGGAGGCGAGGCGACTGATTTTGGCCCTGGATGAGGCACACCAGGAGAGGAACCGGCTTGCATCGGCCCTGGTCGAGTCTCAACAGGAGGTGACACGCCTTACTTTGGCCTTGGATGAGTCTCGCCAGGAGGTGACCCGGCTTGATTTTGACTTGCAGTGGGCTCACCATTCTGCGAATCCGTCCGCAGTGGAGGTAGAAAGGCGCGAGCTTGAAATTAAAACGCTCAATGCAGATCTGATCATCTCACAGCGGATAGCAAACGACCTAGGCGTGTCTCTGACTGATGTCCAGAACAAAGCCTCGCAGTTAGAGCGGCGCCTGAAACGTGCAGATGACAAGATCCTCATACTTAAGCATAGCGAATGCGTATATGCGAGAGATATGCGTTTGTTGCAAGAGCAGGTGCATGACCTCAAGGCTGATCTTGCCCGAAAGAACCAGACACTGGTTACTCTCAAGGAGATCCAGTGCAAGCTCGAGTACATCTCGGAGAATGAGCACATCCCGGCAGCAACACAGGTGCTCATGGGCATCGAGCAGGAGGTAGAGGAATTGAAGTCATCGATCCAATGGTTTTACCAGCTGACCGACGAGGAGCTTGAGGAATTGAGGACGCCGATCGTGACTGCTGACCAGCAGTCCACCGACGACATCTGAGAGCATCCTGGAACCGCTGGATTTTGGTAGATGGTTTGCGTCTACCAAAGCTGTTGATCGAATGATTCCCTGCCTTAGGATCGGTAAAATCCAAGGTCTTGTAAATAGTGTTTCACCCTCTTCACATTGCTAACTTTGGAAATGTAGTGTTCCTAAAGTTGACTTGTGGAGATGACATTTTTTCGAAATTAATAATGTCGCAAAAATGGGCATGCTGCCTAAACAGCGACTTAAATGAGAGCATCGTCCAAAATATGCTAACTCTCGGAATTGTACAGTATTCCGATGTTGGCTAGTGGAGATGTATCTATCCCTCGTAGCGCAAATTCTGGCGCGATTTTTGAGCTTGACCTTACTGGGAAGCTTTCGTAGCAACCAAAAATTAATTTAATATATTAAATTAATTTTTGAGGATACATTATTTTAATTATATAATTGAAATTATATATACCCATTTTTATAAAAATTAGAAATGTTTCATAAAAAATTAAAAATTATTTATCTTTGATAAATAATTTCTGCATAGAAACAAATATGTGTATTTATTTCTATGCTAATTAAATATACTTAATATTTAATTAAATAATTATATAATTTTATTAAATATTTTTTTAAATACATAATTGTAATAAATTTTAAGACAGAATATCAAAGATATTCTGTCGTTCTTAATAATTTTATAAAATGAATACGATTCAATATGCATAAAAAAGAATATGTATATTTTTTTATTTTTTATGAAATTTTTGATAATTTTCATAAAAATATTTTTTATAAAAATTTGTGTATTATAAAAATATAATATATAATTAAATTAAATAATAAATATTTTCGTGTATAAGAATTTTTTAATAATATAATAGATAATAATAAAATTATTATTATTATTATTATATTAATAATATTTAAATTTGTATTAACTTTATTATATTTAATTTGTTTATAATTTGTAATATTATTATCTTTAATTTTCCATTCATTTAAAAACCAATTTTTAAATTTATTATATTCTGTATAATGAATAAAATTTATATTTCTAATTAAAAAATAAATTTGTGATGTATTATTTTGAATAAAATTAAATAATATATTTTTATTTTCATTAGGAAAAATAATAGATAAATCTATTATATTACCCAATTGATTATTATTATATAAATAATTTAATATATACCATAAACCTTTCATTTTAGGAACAAGTAAATTATTATAAATAGGTAAATTATTATTAATGGAATATTCATTAGATTCTATAAATTTACGTTCTGTATACCGCGTACCTTCTGGAAAAATAATTATTATTTTATTATCTGAATTAGAATCATTACATATATTATCTAAATAGTTTTTTAATAAATGTTTATCATTTTTCCATTTTCTATTTATAATAATATCATTAGAATAATAAATCATGGTACCTATACCAGGTATATATTTTATAGAATTTTTAGTAACATAATAAAATGTATTTATATTAAATTTATCTAATATAATAAGTATTATTAAAAAATCCATACATGTTATATGATTACATAATAAGATATTTATCTTATTATTTGAAAAATTAATATTATCATCATTAATAAAACTTTTTATATTAAGTAAATTAATAATTAAGATTAATAATGATCTACATAATATTCTAATATTTTTAATAATACTACTATTATTTATTATGTAAAATGGATATAATATGGAATTAATAAATACAAAATAATATAATAATATTATTAATAATATTTGTTTAATAATCATATATATATACATATATTTTCAAATGTTAAATAAAAATTGATATATAATATATTTAAAGATATTGTTTATTGTAATATAATGGCTATTGCAGTTGAATATAGTAATAAAGACATAAATAAAATAGTAATTGAAAATTGTCTTAAAATGTTAGAACGTAGAAAAGTAATATTATCTCATGAAGATATTATTAAAAAATTAGGTGATGATATTTATACAAAATCAATTATTGAAGTAGTATCAGTTGATAATATAATGTATAATATTTATATAGTAAATTCAAAATTATCATCTATTATATATGGATCACAGTTAGATAATTATTTATCATCTGATATAAATATTCATAAAATTATAATAGTAAAAGAATTTACAAAAAAAGTAGTAAAACAAATAATTACAGATTATAAAAATTCAGAAATATTTTTTGAAAGTGAAATGATGGAAGATATTATAAATAAAGATATTGTACCAATTCATCAATTATTAGATGCTGATGAAAAAAATGAATTATTAAGTAAATTTTCAGAAAATGAATTAGCTAAAATATTAAATACAGATATAATATCAAGATATTATGATGCTAAAATTGGTGATATATTTAGAATTATAAGGCCAAGTAATACTGCTGGAAATAATATATTTTATAGACGTGTTATAAATGGATCATGGGATATTTTATTTACATAAAAAAATTTGATATTTATATTGTTTAAGAGATAGTTTTATATTGTTTTTAATGGCTTTGAAAAGATTACAAACTGAGTATACTCAATATCTTAAAGATGTCAATAATCATTATTGTATTAATCCGGATAATAAAAATTTTTATATATGGAATATTTTATTATTTGGAATACCAGGAACTATTTTTGAAGGTGGTATATTTGAATGTCAACTCATATTTCCCACAAATTATCCAAATAGACCACCTGAATTTAAATTTATTACTAAATTTCCTCATCCAAATATTTATCCTGATGGTAAAGTATGTATGAGCATACTTCATGAAGGAATAGATGAAATGAATTATGAACACATATCTGAAAGATGGAATCCATCACATAATGTTAATTCAATATTAATAAGTATATTATCTATATTATCTGAACCAAATTTAGATTCATCTGCAAATATAGATGCAACACTATTATGGAGAAATAATTGGAATACTTATAAAAATATTATTTATAGTGTTATTGCAAACACACATTAATAATAAATTAAATAACTAAAGAATATATATATAGTTATTTAATATGATATATAAATTATATATTTTAATAGATAATAGATTAATATTATCTAAATTTAATATCATAAAAGATAATAATAAAATAATTATTAATTCAACAAATAAATATGATACGATTGTTGTACCTATATATAATAAATATGAATGTATTACATATTATAAAATTAATTTACCTCTTGAATTATTAATAGTAAATTATAATAATGAAAATATGATATTTAATCCATTAATAATTCTTTCTTCATATAATTTAAAATATAATGAATTAGATTTTTTTTATTTAATAGAAGAATTTATTTATAAAAATTATAATTTATCTTTTATACATTTTGAAAATTTTTTAAATAATAATTTTATTAATTTAATTAAAATTTACAATTACTATATAAATAATATTGATATTATAGATATTGATAAAAAAGCAAAAAAAAAATATATATATAATATATTATATACACATATACCTTTTACCTTATTAGATATTATTAAAACATGTATTATTTATTCTTTTATTAAAAATAATAACAAGATATTGCCTAAATATATAAACAATATAATGAAACATATTAATAATTTTAAATATTCAATTATTGATGATATAGAAATGAATTTTATTAATCATTATAATTATAATAATCAAAAATTAAATATTAATAATTTAATAATTGGAAATTATTACTATATAAAAAATAATGATAAAATTATGAAAATTAAAATTGATAATATTAATAATAATATTATTATATTTGATAATAATAATATTATATTTAATAATTATGAATGGTATTTAATTTGTCCAAATATTAATATTAATAATCAATATGTAATATATAAAACTTTTATAAATGATAATATTACTCTTGCAATTTCTAATATAATAAATAATAATTTAAGTAATATTATATTAAATAAATTTAATACAAATATAATATCAAATATAAATGATATTAATATTCTATCATCTATTAATTATATTAAAAAAAAAAACTTTAATATTACTTTTGGAGAAAATATTGATACTATATATAGTAATAATACTAATATAAATTTAAATGAAATTAAAAAATATATAAAATTAAATATATGTAATAATAATGAAATTTATTTTTTTTTAAATAGACTAAAATTAATAAAATCTGATAATAATTACTTGAATCAATTAATAAATATATTATATCAAAATTATTTAATTAATAATAAAAAATCTAATATATTTAATTTAAATAATAATGATATCGAATATATTAGTAATAATAATTTGAATATTGATCAATTATATAATACAATTAAATTATTAAATAATAATTATAATTATCCATTAAAAACTAATAAACATGATATTGATGATATATTTGATTATATATTATATATTAGTTTAATTTATCGCGATATGATATTTTCAAATGATACATTAGATACTAATATTAGCATTATTATTAATCATAAACTTAAAAATTTATATATTAATTTATTAAAAATATTAATACAATTAATTAAAAATAATTATACTTATATCGCATATAATACAAAAATTTATAATGATTATTTACATAGAAATATTATTAAAATAATTTTTACTAATTCTGATAAATTATTTATTAAATATTTAAAATCTATAATTCCTAGTGAAAATTTTGATAAAATTAAATATATTATATCTTCAAATTTAATGTTATTAGATACATCTACAAAATTAAATTGGTTTAATTTATCTCATAAATTAAATTATTTAAATTTATTTTATAAAAATAATAATATTTTATTATATCAAAATAAAATAAATAAAAATATTATGGTGGAAAATTGCGATAATAAAATTAAAAATATAATAGAAAATCCATTTGAAATGTATAAATATTTAAATAAAGAAATTGATTTTATTAAATGGACAAAATTTATAAATAATAAAATAATAAATATATATTATATACCAATATCTATATGTTATGATGATTTTAAAAAAATAGGTAAATTACTTTATTTATTATTTAACATAAATGAACAAAATATAAATAATGAAACATATATTAATTTTATCAATTATTGTAATAAATATTCATATCTAATTCTTGATAATAATAGAATAAATATAAAAATTAAAGAATTTTTTAATAAATGTAATATAAATTTAGGAATATTAGCAAAACATTTAACATGGAATAAAAATATAATAACATTCAATAATAATACTAATAATTATGATGAATTAAATTTATTAAAAACAAAAATAATAGAAATTACATTAAAATATCATAAATATAAAAAAAAATATTTTGAATATAAAAATATTGAATTAGCACAAATAAATTAAAACTTTATTGAATTAATTTGTAACAATTCATTATATACATTAATTAAATTAATACGAATTAATTTAATTAATTTGATACATTTCATTATATATATTAGGGCTGTTCACCTTTGTTGTATTCAATTTATTTTTTTTTATTAAATTGAATACCATAAATAATTATATATTTTAATATATTTGTTATAAAGACATTATTATTAAATTTATTAATAATGACT